CAATTAATGGATGCCATAGAAGGAGATGTTCACGATTTACAAGACCATCAAGATAAAATTATATCTTCAATCAAAGGTGATTAATGGGTTATACTAAAAAAAATGTCACATCACAACCAGTAGGTTTATCTTCTAATAAAAAAGGAATTATTAATGTAGATTCATTACAAACTGCTATGAAATTAATGGCAGATAGAAATAGATTTAATGAATTAGAACCAGTAGAAGTTCTTAATGTTTGTTTGACCGAAAAAGATTTACCACCAGATACTAAAGGAAATCCTGATTATTCTTACTATGGTTCTATTTTAGGTAGATATGTTTATTCTGAACAAAATCTTGAAATAGATAAATGTAAATTTTTCAGACCATTAAACAATAATATGACACGAGTACCAATAATAGGTGAAATATTTTTTGGGTTTGAGGATGAAGGTGATAGATTTTATTTTGGTAATATTTTTAATAATTTTTCTGTAACTAATAATGCACAACCAAATATTTCAACCTTAGATAAAATTGGTACAAACATTTCAAATGACGATAAAAAATATACTAATTCACCAAATGTAGGTAAGTATAAACCAGGATATTATTACGAAGCACTTAGTCCAGTACGACCTTTGAAACTCTTTGAAGGTGATACAATAATACAAGGAAGATTTGGAAACTCTATTCGTTTGGGAAGTAATCAACATGATGAACAAATAGGTTCAACTAACATAAAAATTACAAGTGGATTAACAGGATACACTAATAATAATAATTTAACATTAGAAAATATTAAAAGTGATTTAAATTCAATTCACTTAACTTATAACGAAAAACAAAATTTTGATTTACCAATTGAATCTATAAGAATACAAGATGTAAAAGATTATGATAAGGCACAAGTTCAAATTCGTAGTGATAGATTAATTTTTACTACAAAAAAATCTGAAGGAAATTCAATTGGAATATTTTCAGGTGATAAAATATCAATAGGTTCGGTCAACGATGTTTATGTTGAATCACCACTTGTTGTTATACAATCAACAGAAGTAAAAATTGGTAGTGAGACTGCAGAAGAACCACAAGTATTAGGTCAAACACTATATGATAAATTAGATGCATTAGTAACTGCAATTGGTAATGTTACTGGTATACCAACACCAACAGGCCCAACACCAGGACCTGTAAGTGCAGCACCAAGTTGGCCAGCTGTAACATCTGCATTAAGTGCAGTCAAAGATGCATTAAGTGAGAAACATAGAATTGATAAATAATGGCGTTTGATACATTACAAAATAATTATAGAAATAGAATGAACAATGGTCAGTTCTTCAACACTACTGATGAATGTGCAGAGTTTATTGTAGATGAATATCATACTGCTATAACAGCAGGTGGTGGTGCATACAATATGACTCTTGGTCAAAAAGATTTAATATTAACACCAATGAAGGCAGGACTATTATCACAATCTACATCAGTATTACTTAGTGGTGTTGGTGCAGGATTAGTTTTATATTGGACAGCATTGACTAATGGTACATTTGTGACTGCAGGTGGAGTACCACCAACATCAACATGGGAAGATGATACATTGGATGGATTTTTATCAAATATTGGAGATTATTTTAAAGAACATTTAGACTCGGTGATATTTACTAATACAGCGAGTGGTGCCACATTTAGTGGTGTCTATACGGTTACATAAAGGAGTATGAAAATGAAAAAACGAGAACTAATAAAAGTAATAGAATTAATAGTTCGTAAAGAAGTAAAAAAACAAGTTAACGAGATATTTATTAAGGAGAACAGACAAAAATCTCTTAAGTCTCTCGCACAAGAAACAATACAACAAAAACCAAAACCTGTTGTTAAGAAACATGAAAAGGTTACCTACACATCAAATGATTCATTGAATGAAATTTTAAATGAAACGGTAGGTCTATCCAAAGGTGATACCGAAGAGTATCCAACATTAGGTGGTGGTGTATTTGATTCAAGTAGAGCTTCAGAGTTATTAGGTTATGGTGATTCTATGATGGCAGGTGGTGATAAAGAAGCTCAAAGAAATATAAATGCTGCAATGACTATGAAAGAAGCAGGAGTTAATTCTGAACAAGTACCTGAATCATTAGTAAATGCATTAACTCGTGACTATAGTGATTTGATGAAACACGATAAGTTCAAAGGGAAAAAATAATAAATGAGTGTAAGAGAAACAGATAAAAATCCTGATAAGTTTGTAGGTTTAACATTTCCATTAGACTTAACTGCGTTCTCTACTTTTGAACAAAGTAAAACTCTTTTACAACAAACTAAATCAAATCTTAGAAACTTATTATTAACCACAAAAGGTGAACGAGTATTTCAACCAGAGTTTGGTAGTGATTTAACAAGATTAATTTTTGAACAATATACTCCAGACTTAGAAGATAGGATTGAAGTTGCAATTACTGATGCAATAGAAAGATGGTTACCATATGTTATTGTTAATGAAATAATCGTTAGGAGTGACGAAAGAAATCAAAATGCTGTATTGGTTCAATTAGAATATACAATACAAACTGATAAAGAATCTTTACAGACCATTACATTTAATTTTGGTCAGTTTGCATCGGAAGAGTTTACACAAGAAGCACCGATAAATAAGGGAAGTTAAAATGCCAGACTATGGGACAAATAAAAAAACAATTTCAAAAGAAGTAAATTATCTCGGTAGAGACTTTTCTTCCATTAGACAAAATATCATAGAGTTTGCAAAATCATATTTTCCAAACACATATAATGATTTTAATGAGGCAGACCCTGGTATGATGTTTATTGAGATGGCAGCATATGTTGGTGATGTACTTAACTTTTATATAGATAATCAGTTTAGGGAAACATTAATATTACAGGCAGAAGAGAAAAAAAATATTTATGAGATTGCACAATCAATGGGATATACACCTAAAACTTCTTCACCTGCAAGTGCAAAAATAGAAGTATCACAAACCGTACCAGCTAGAACAAATGGTGATAGTTATGCACCTGATTTAAAATATGCAGGTATAATAACTGAGAATGCTATCTTAAGTTCAAACAATGGTACTACATTTACTTTACAAGATTCAGTTAATTTTAAAGTATCAAGTTCGTTAGACCCAATGAAAGTTGAAATAGTTCAACCATCATCAGGTACTATACCAGAAAAATTTAAATTAACAAAAACTATAGGTTCAAAAAGTGGAACAAGAAAATCAGAAACATTTACATTTTCAAACGCTGTTAAGTTTGATAAGATAGTTTTATCAGAACCTAATGTTACTGAGGTTATTTCTGTAACAGATAGTAATGGTAACAAATGGTATCATGTTCCTTTCTTAGCACAAGACACCGTATTTGAAGATGAAGAAAATAATACAGACAATGACCCAGCACTTGCACAATTCTTCAATGATACACCGTATTTGTTAAAACTTATTAAAACATCAAGAAGATTTGCAACACATGTTAGAGGTGAAGATTTAAAAACAGAAATACTATTTGGTTCAGGTGTTAGTGATAATCCTGACGAGGAAATAATTCCAAATCCAGATAATGTAGGTTCATCTTTGGCAACTGGTGTATCTAAAATAGATGCTACATTTGACCCAAGTAACTTTTTAAAAACAAAGACATTTGGTTTGGCACCAAGTAATACAACACTTACCGTAACTTATAATTATGGTGGAGCAGTTGAACATAATGTAAGGTCAAATACAATACAAAATCAAAATGATGTAGTATTTACTATAAATTCAGAAGGACTTGATAGTACGAAAGTAGGAGAGTCAGAACAGAGTTTATCGTTTACTAATCCAAATCCTGCAAGTGGTGGTAGTGGTGAAGAATCATTACAACAAATTCGTCTCAATGCGGCAGCTAACCATAATGCTCAAGGTCGTGCAGTAACACAAAAAGATTACATTACTCGTGTTTATTCATTACCACAGAAGTATGGTAATATTGCAAAGGCATTTGTAGTTCAAGATGAACAATTAGAAAAGAAAACAGAAACATATGTAGATAGTGTAACAGGTAAAGTTGTAGAAAATGAAAATGTAAGTACTGCAGATAATCCATTGGCACTAAACATGTATGTTCTTGGATATGATGTAGATAGAAAACTAACACCAATTAATAGAGCAGTAAAAGAAAATTTAAGAACTTACCTTTCACAATACAGAATGGTAACAGATGCAATCAATATTAAAAATGCATATATTATAAACATTGGTGTAAAATTTAGTATTATTACAAAAAGAAATTATAACAAAAATGATGTATTATTTAAGACAATCCAAAAAGTTAAAGAATACTTTGATATACAAAAATGGCAAATAGGTCAACCGATTGTCTTGAGTGATATTGCATATCAGATTTCATTGGTAGAAGGTGTGGCAAGTTTAGTTCCACCTGAAGACAATAATCCAAATAAAGATATAATTGTAATTGAAAACAAACATGTAGTTGCAGAAGGATATAGTGGAAACATATACGATATACAATCTGCACTACGAGATGGTGTTCTTTATCCATCATTAGACCCAAGTTGTTTTGAGGTCAAACTACCCAATACAGATATTGAGGGTAGAGTAGTAGGAGACTTTTAATGCATTATTTTGAATACATAAACAGAGACACAACAATTTATTCAGGTGGTACAACATCATCGTTAAATGCTGGTCATGATGAAATATTAGAAGTTGTAAAAGAAGTAAGTTCAGATGGTAGTACAATAAATGTATCTCGTATATTATTAAGTGCAGACTACTCGTATGTATCTAAGTCAATTCAAGATGGTAAGATACCTACAGATGCAAAATTTTATTTAAATTTATATGATGCAGGTTCAAAAGATATAGAGGCAGAACAAAACCTTGTTATCTATATGGTTAGTGGAAGTTGGAAATCAGGAACTGGTAAAAAGTTTGATAGTCCTATAACTACAAATGGTGCATCATATCAATACAGAGACCAAGACCAAAAATTACCATGGGTGACAGGTTCACTCTTGACAGATGGTGGTTCTTGGTTTAGTGGTTCACAAGATTCTTATTCACAATATAACATAAGTGGGTCTTTTGGTTTAACTTATGATAAACGAGATGTTAGATTTGATGTAACTGATTTGGTTAGAAATCATATTTTTTCAAGTTCTATTTATCCAAATAATGGATTTATAATTAAGAGAGAATCTACAGGTTCATATGGAACAACTTATTCATATAGTGGTGATACTACCTCAGATGAAGGTGGAACTTCACGACTTGGTACACTACAATTCTTTTCAAGAGAAACACATACAATTTATCCACCATCATTAGAAGTTGTTTGGGATGATTCAAAGTGGACAACAGGAAGTTTAGCACAACTTACAGGTAGTGCATTAGACGATACCGTAATTTATTTTAAAGGTATACGAGAGGAATATTTAGAAAAATCAATATCAAGATTTAGATTAGTTGGTAGACCAAGATACAATGATAGAGTGTTTGGTACAACACCTGAAGGTCTTACCGTACGAACATTACCAAGTGGTTCAACTTTCTATTCAATTAAAGATTCTGTAACTGAAGAAACAATAGTACCATTTGGTACAGGTTCAATTGTTAGTTGTGATGGTACTGGTAATTACTTTAATTTAAGAATGGATAGTTTCCAATCAGAAAGACATTATGACATACATCTTAAAGTAGTTAGTGGTAGTGGAACCACAGATGAATTGATAAATTACTATAGTGACCCAGCATGGTCATTTAAGGTTGTAAGAAACATTGAGAGATAACAATGCCATATACAAAAGATGAGGCAGTATTAAATTCCGAATTATACGATAGAATTATTAATGAGGAACGAATAGCCTTAAATCGTGAAATACAAACCAATAGAGAACTTATGAAAATAAGTGGGTCTTGGGATGCAACAAATCCATTAAGAGATGGTAATGGTATAATATTATCTTATGAAGACCCAGACAATCTTGGTAATGCAGTTGAACAAGTTTATCAAAATGTTCGTGTTATCAATCAACAACAATATTTTAATGATGATATGTTACCAGAAATAGATAAAGAAAGAGAATTTTCTGAATTTATCATTGATAATTTTAATAATTTTTATTCATCTACAGATGGAAAGAAAAAACAACCAAGACCTGAAGTATCGTTTAATCCACCAATTAATTTACCAGAACCTGATGAAGAACCAATAGGTGGTAGAGATGATACCTTTGGTACTCCTGAAGCACCATCAGGTTATCAACCAAGAATTCCATTAAAAGATAACATAGTTTTAGAATAAGGTAAGTAATGGCAGAATACGGATTTAATAATCAAGAGAGAGAACAATATTATAAACCTGAAAGGGTATATAGTAGTTTTGGAAGAGATAGTAAAGACTATATAGTTTTAGAAGTTTTCCAAAATGATGAACTTGTGCTCACAGATAAGTTTAATCCTGATGTAAATACTGAAGGGTTTTTAGATTTAAATGTTGGTCAACATCTAAGAGATAATGGATTATCGGATGGTGAATATATTGTACAATATAGATTTCTAAGAAAGTTAGCAGGTAGAGACCATTTAGTAATGGTAAATGGTGATGGTGAATTATATGCAGGTAAAGTTGTCACAAAAAATGTAAATGGTGAAACAAGATATTATACTGCCCCACCACCAAATGCATCTGCTCAATCACTTGCAGATAATCCACCAAAAGAATTATTTATACGAGATTTAAAATATTCACTTGATAAGATTAGTGGTGATAGAACAGAAATCGTAGTTAAAACACAAGATTTTAAAAACCAAACATATCATAAAAACTTTAGAGAGATGAATTCTATTGTAAAGTTTCAACCATTTCTTACTGCAGGTAGTGGAGCAAATGGTTCTATTAAGTTTGATGAAAATGAACCAGGAATATTAGTTGCAAACCTACAAGATAATGATAGAGGGTTTACACAAAATATGGTTGGTGGTGAAATTAGATTACCAAGAATATTTGAAAAAACAATAACAAGACAATATCTTGAAAGTGTGGTAGAAACGATAGAGGTTCCTGTTGAGATTACTCATAGTTTAGATGATAGTATTCCAGACCCGCCTCCACCTCCACCACCTTATGAAGAGTTACCACCTGAACCTGAACCAGACCCACCACCACCAGACCTACCTGATGAAGAAGATGAGGATTATGGTGGTATGTTTGATTACGATGGAGTTTGTTTTCATCCTAATACAAAAGTAACATTAAGTAGTGGTAGACAAGTTCCAATCAAGATGATGAAGATTGGTATGAAAGTCAGAACAGATAAAGGTGTTGCAAGAGTTAAGAAAGTCATAAAGAGTGAAAGAGGTTTTGGTGACTTGATGGTTAAATATAAAAACCTTATCGTTACCGACCACCATCCTATCAGAACAAAAGATGGTTGGTTCATGTCAAGAGAGATTGGTAAAGTATATTATCAGAAACCACCTTTTAAAGTGTGGAACTTAGTATTAGATAAAGACCACACAATTTTTGCAAACAATATAGTTGCAGCGACTCTTGGTAAATGGAAGACTACTGAGACTAAACATTGGCAAGAAAGATTTCTTGAAGACAGAAATAGATTTAGAATGGGTCAGTCAAAAAGAGCACAACAACTTGCAGAACAAAGAGCAGCAAGTGGTTATGTTGACCCATATCGTGCAAGTAGACAAGGTTCTGCCAGACCCGCATACATTGATTTTGATGTAACAGGTAATGCAGATTTAGGTGAAGAAGGTACAGACCCATTAACACCAGGTAATGGTTTACCACAAGGTGGATTAATAGATGGTGGAGATGGATGGGGTTTATATGGTGCAAACAATAACAACATATATCAAAACGAAGTTATTGTACCAGACATTAAAGAAGAGGTGGTATTACATGCAGAGTTACCTGCATTAGAAGAATTCATTAGACAAACACCATTACCTATTTCACCTGAAGACGAAGTAACAATAGAGTACGAAACTCGTGTTGTTGAAAGTTGGGTTGAAAGATTTGAAAATGAAACATTTCACTTTGATTATGTTGCAACAATTAC